GTTGACAACTGGGAAGATGAAGCGGTCTGGCGGCGGGTTAATCCTTCCATCGGCACAACTATTTCCTTTGAGAATGTTCAATCTGCCTACGAACAGGCAAAACAGAATCCCGCCGAAGAAATGCACTTCCGGCAGTTCCGCTTGAACGAGTGGTGCAACGCTGATGTACGTTGGATGCCCATGGATAAATGGGATACCTGCGGTGAGGATATCGACTTTGAGGAATATGAAAACCGTGATTGCTATGCCGGATTGGATTTATCCTCCACCGGGGATTTGACGGCGTTAGTTCTTGTGTTTCCACCTGAAAGTGAAGATGAAAAACACACCGTCCTGCCGTTCTTCTGGCTCCCCGAAAATGCCATCGACCTGCGAACCCGCCGTGACCACGTTCCCTATGCCGTGTGGAAGAAGATAGGCGTGTTCAACACAACCGAGGGAGATGTGGTGGATTACGATTATGTCGTGGCGTTCATCGAAAAGTTGTCGGAGCGGTTCCGTATCCGCGAGATTGCCTACGACCGCTGGGGCGCAGAGAAAATTCGACGCGAACTTGAGGAACTGGGCGAGGAGCGCGGGTTTTCCGTTTTTCCATTCGGACAAGGATTCGCTTCAATGGCGGCTCCAACGCGGGACTTGATGCAATTAGTACAAGAAAAGAAGTTAAGGCACGGTAAACATCCCGTTCTCGACTGGAATATGGCAAATGTCGTAGCCGAAACGGACGCGCACTTGAATGTGAAAATATCCAAGAAGAAATCCACCGAAAAGGTGGACGGCGCGGTCAGTCTTGTCATGGGCTTGGCGCGGGCGATGCTGAAAAGCAATCCGACTGAAAGCGTTTATTCGGAGAGGGGGTTGATCGTTCTATGAGCATATTAAAAGGTTTGTTCCGTTCCCGCGATAAGCCGACAAACAAAATCGGCAGTGGATTCTCTTTCCTATTCGGCGGCACGACTTCCGGCAAAGCGGTCAACGAAAGAACCGCCATGCAGACCACGGCGGTTTACGCTTGTGTTAGAATCCTCGCCGAAAGTATCGCCGGATTACCGCTCCATGTGTATAAATATCGCAGCGATGGCGGACAGGAGAAATCAATCAACCACCCGTTATACTATCTGCTCCACGACGAGCCAAACCCCGAGATGACTTCATTTGTGTTCCGCGAAACGCTGATGAGCCATCTTTTGTTGTGGGGCAACGCTTACGCGCAGATTATCCGCGACGGCGGCGGCCGTGTGAAAGCATTGTATCCGCTGCTTCCAAACAAGATGGAAGTCGACCGCAAGGCAAACGGCGAAATCTATTATACCTACAACCAAGATATGGGAAACTCCGTCACGCTGCGGAAAGATGAGGTAATGCACATTCTGGGGCTTGGTTTTGACGGGCTTGTCGGATATTCGCCGATAGCAATGGCGAAAAACGCCGTGGGCATGGCAATTGCGACCGAAGAATACGGAGCCAAATTTTTCGCCAACGGCGCGAACCCCGGCGGCGTCCTCGAACATCCCGGCACGATTAAGGACATTCAGCGGGTAAAAGAAAGCTGGAACGCCGCCTATCAAGGCACCGGCAACGCCCACCGCGTGGCCGTCCTCGAAGAGGGTATGAAATTTTCGGCAATCGGTATACCGCCGGAAGCCGCGCAATTTTTACAGACACGCAAGTTTCAAATTAACGAAATCGCGCGTGTGTACAGAATACCGCCGCATATGGTGGGCGATTTGGAAAAATCCAGCTTCAGCAACATCGAGCAGCAGTCATTGGAATTTGTCAAATATACGCTCGACCCGTGGGTGGTGCGGTGGGAGCAGGCATTACAGCAATCATTGATTCTGCCAACGGAAAAAGGTGCGTATTCCGTGCGATTCAACCTTGACGGGCTTCTTCGCGGCGACTACGCCAGCCGTATGGCAGGATATTCTACGGCACGGCAGAACGGCTGGATGAGCGCCAACGATATACGGGAATTAGAAAACATGAACCGTATTCCCGCCGAGGAAGGGGGCGACCTTTATCTTGTGAACGGCAATATGATACCAATGAACAGCGAAAATCGAAAGGGAGAAGGTGAAACGAAAATATGAAATTTTGGAACTTCATATCCTCAGAAGAGGAAAACACGCTTCGGATTGACGGCTACATCGCCGAAACGTCATGGTTTGAGGACGATGTGACGCCGAAACAATTCTCGGCTGACCTTGCGAAAGTCAAAGGCGACCTGACCATTTGGATTAACTCGGGCGGTGGCGATTGCTTCGCGGCTTCGCAGATTTACACAATGCTCAAAGAGCATAATGGAAAAATTACCGTTAAAATTGACGGCATAGCGGCTTCGGCGGCAAGTGTTATCGCCATGAGCGGTGACGAAGTGCTTATGTCTCCCACGTCACTCATGATGGTGCATAATCCAGCGTCGTTGATTTTCGGCGAAGTGCAGGACTTGGAACAGGGCATCGAAATGTTGAACGAGGTCAAGGAAAGCATCATCAACGCTTATGTCTTGAAAACAGGGCTATCACGGACAAAACTGTCAAATATGATGGACTCGGAAACGTGGTTCAGTGCGAAAAAAGCGGTGGATTTGGGCTTTGCCGACGCTATGATGTTTGACGAAGAAGAAACCGCCGAAGCCGAATCGCAGTCGTTTATGTGGAACAGCCGATCGGAAATCACGGCGGCAGTAAATGCCATGCGGAAGAAACTGCCAAAGAAACAACCGGAAACCCAAGCAAAACCAACAGGCACAAGCGTTGATACATTATATCATCGTTTGAATCTCATAACCCATTAAATTTTGAAGGAGGAACAGGCAATGAGTAAAATTTTAGAACTACGCGAAAAACGCGCAAAAGCATGGGAGGGCGCGAAAGCCTTTCTCGATAGCAAGCGGGGTGACAACGGGCTTTTGTCCGCTGAGGACACCGCAACCTACGACCGCATGGAAGTTGATGTTGTGGCTCTCGGCAAAGAAGTGGAGCGGTTGGAACGCCAAGCTACAATCGACGCTGAAATGGCGAAAGCCACGTCTACGCCCATCACCAACAGACCCGCTACCGGAGTGGAAAAAGAGAAAACTGGCCGTGCCTCAGCTGAATACAAGAGTGCCTTTTGGAACGCCATGCGCAGCGGTCAGATTGCACAGAACTCTCTGCAAATCGGCACGGACAGCAAGGGTGGATTTTTAGTCCCGGAAGAATTCGAGCGGACGCTGCTTGACGGGTTGGAGGAAGAAAACGTCATCCGCCAGCTTGCAAAAGTAATCACCAGCAGCAACGACCAAAAAATCCCGATTGTAGCCACAAAAGGCACAGCATCATGGGTGGACGAAGAGGGCGCGATCCCCGAAAGCGACGACAGCTTCGGTCAAGTGACGCTTTCGGCGTTCAAAGTAGCGACTACAATCAAGGTTTCGTCTGAACTCTTGCAGGACAGTGCCTTTGACATGGCGGCGTATATCGCGCAGGGTTTTGCCCGCCGTATCGGGAACTGCGAAGAGGAAGCGTTTATCTCCGGCAACGGAACCGGCAAACCCACGGGAATCCTCAACGCTACCGGCGGCGCACAAACCGGTGTGACCACAGCGACCGTGGCCGCTATTACGCTGGATGAACTGCTCGACTTGTTCTATTCGCTGAAATCGCCGTACCGCCGCAAAGCTGTGTTCCTGATGAATGACGGGACGGTCAAAGCAATCCGCAAACTTAAAGACACAACGGGAAATTATCTGTGGCAGCCTTCTATAAAAGAAGGAACGCCCGACACGATTCTCAGCCGTCCGATTTACACATCGGCGTTTATGCCGGAACTGGGCGCGGGCAAGAAAACCGTGGCGTTCGGCGATTTCGATTATTTTTGGATTGCCGACAGGCAGGGGCGTACCTTCAAACGGTTAGACGAACTCTACGCAAAGAACGACCAAGTGGGATTTTTGGCAACTCAGCGCGTGGACGCGAAGGTTATTTTGCCAGAGGCTATAAAGGTGCTGGCACAAAAATCATCCTAACGAAGGGAGTGACGGACGTGGATAAACTCGTAGAAGCATTATTACCCAAGGTCAAGGCAAATCTGATTCTCGACCATGATGAGGACGATGAACTTTTGCGCGGGATTATCCGCGCCGCCATTGATTACGCGAAGGCTTATCAAAAGAAGAAGCGAGTGTGGACTAAAATCCCGCCATCAACTGAACAAGCGATTATTATGTTG